CAAAGCATGAACTATACCGGTGACCTTATCCAAGCGCAGCTCCTTCGGGACTGCGTTGGTAGGGACCGTAAAAGTTCCCCTTGGGACCGGCTATTGCCAGTCCTGGGAAACCCAAACCCTGTAGATAGGGCCAATAGGCTCTTCTACAAAATGCCACACGGTAGTCTCCTATCGGAGACCTTCCGTGGCCGCGCTCTTTCCAGACAACAGTTTGAAAAGAAAACACGATTCTTCTCCTCTCATCAACAGATGGGATTGAAGCGACTCCTAACCCGAGATATCGGTCTGGGAGTTGGTGTTAGTGGTGTGCTGGTCAGTAGACCAGTGGCACATTTTAAAAGAATCGAAGAGTTCATACATGGACTTATAGATTCTCTTTGGCTTGCAGACGAACAGGTATTCCTGCACAACTCCAAGTCTCTCTTCCTAATTAGAAAACTAGTTAGAAAGATTTTCTCCGTCGGCTCAACAAATCTGAAGAGCTTGGTGGATCAGTGGAAGGAATGGACAAATTATCTATTCCACACACTTGCCAAGACTACCACAATAGGGGTACTCGAGGTTCCAGCGGAAAACAATATTTTCCGACTGTTAAACGGTATAGACTATATTAATGGTATATACCGTGGGGAGTACAACATGTTGCTATTGCAACATGTCGCACATCTGACCTCGACTAGGCAAATGCCCTACATGGGGTTGCCTACCGAGTTGGACTCACGTGAAAAATTCAAAAGAGTTCTTCAATCTGAGTACAAGCCCCCAAAGGAGTTTATATTTAAGCTCTCTTTGGCAGCTCGTCGGATCGGATCAATCTGTCGAAAGATCCGACCTCGTCTAAACTGGGGTGAGAGTCACATATCTGTGACCTCCTCCGGTGAATTCGGCCATCCTATCTCCGATGGGGGACAGGCTGCGGCCGTTGTTGAAGCCATGAGAAGAATACTTCTCGAGGTACCAACAGAAACCTTTACGGAGGATACTCCGTTTGGGCCAGCAGAGCACCGTAGTGGTATTCCATTATGGAAGACTCTGTTCAGAGAGGAGGTTGTTCCAGAAGAACACAAATTTCTCGAAAGCTACTACCTGATCAAGGAGCAGCCCGGGAGATTCCGTGGACTTGATGAAGCCACCGGCTCTCAAATACTGTATGTGGCTTGGCGAGAGCTTAAACCACTTCCAGTTCTACGAGCGGAAGTTGTCCCAGAAATGGGCAACAAAGCTCGCCATGTAACACTATCAGACTATTGGCTGAATGTGTTACAATCTCCATTGGCTCATCTATTGATAGACTCAATGAAGTACCACCCCTCCGTGTTCTCAAGTTTTCATCGTCAAGATCAGACTTGGGAAGCCGTTAAGGGTATGTGCCGTATGAAGGAGCTATCGCTTCCACATGGGCACGCGTTATTGTCTAGTGACCTAAAGGACGCTACCAATGCGCAGCAATTTGAATTGACACAGTCAATTCTTAAAGCTTATATCCAAGGCTCTGGACTATCGTTCAGGCCGGAGTATGTAGATCTAGTCTTAGGTACAATAGGACCTAGACTGATCCTTTTCCCAGATGAGACGTCAGTCTTATCCAAGGTTGGGATAATGATGGGTGAGGCTATTGCCAAACCCTCATTAACTCTACTCAATCTATCGATTGAAGAACTATCATTCCTTGAGCATAATAATGCTGAGGAACTACTCTATAGCAACGATCCAGCTCCCTATCGGGACTGGAGGTTTCTACATATTGGGGGGGATGATCACCTTGCAAAAGGACCATTCCCTTACCTTAACCGCATAACCTATAATCATAAGTTAGCGGGGTCTCACATCTCACCGGGGCAACACGGTTACTCCAGGAGGTGTGTAAAATATACTGAGAGACTTCTAAATCTAGAAAATCTCCAGTATAAACAACCTTTCAACAGAGACGACTATAGTCGTTCCATTATTGTGGACTCTGTTAAGGTTCGCCTCCTTGAACGTGGTCAATCGACTATGATCAAGAAGGATAACAAGAATGTTGCGATTGGTAAATCACAACAACTTGGGGGCTGTATCGAATGGTTACCAAAAGATAACCGATTCTTTACAGAAACGAAAAAGGCAAGTATTCGAGCCTTGTTCGTTGAACGGATGGGTGACTTACTACCTAGGAAGGCGGTAAATCCTCGCGCATTCGCAGCCATTCACCTTCCAACGAAAGTTGGGGGCTATGGTTTAGGGATGTCTCACGAGTTACAACAGTTTCTCAGAGAATCCCCGGAACCCCATCAGGGTCTTATATATAAGGCCTATTTAGGGTTTAATGTGAAAGCTGACTTAAGAATCTTTCGTCAGTTAAACACAAATACTGCTGTCCGCGGTGTTGAAAGCATTCAACGACTACAGCAGCAGATCATCGATCAGTTGAACGATATGCCCAACATGATTGATGCAATAGAATGGAAAGAGGTACGCAATCGCTACCCCGATCCAAACTATAACGCCCGCAAGACGATAGCCTTGGCGGCGGATGACGGTATTCTCTCAGTAGAGGAATTCGCCAAAAGAGCTACTAGAGGAAATCTCTTCCAGGAGCTCCTATTAGGTAATAAAGAACTAAAGTCCTTTAATACCAGACCATATGTACGGACCTACGCTAGTAGAGTCTGGCCATACGCTGACGATGAAGGCCTATTAGCTTACGCAATAGGCGCTGATTCGTTAACCAACCAGGAGATCGCTATTGCGATCGACCAGATGGTACCCCAGTGGTATTTTGATGTGAATCAATTTACCGCTGTCGACTACGGTCACTTTGATCCGGAAGATCCGGATTCAGAGACCTGGGATTTTGGTGAAGCGAGCTACATTAGTAGCTATACTCAAGGACTACCGTCCTTAGGTATTGCGCCACGAGAATTAGGTATTAGAGTCAATAGACTCTAATACTGAATTGGTTAGGACCTTCTTTGGTATCCCGAAGGAGTTCCAAAATCCCTACCAACGCAGTTCATG